CACTAGTACTTGGTGAAGGATGTTTTGATCCTGTCATTCCATATTGTGCTAATGCACTTGAATAATTCTGTGCTGTGATTCCTTGATCAACACCTTTATAAAAAACGTGTGTGATTTGTCCGTTTGAAGAATACGTGCTAGAATATCCCCAACTTTGATTTACAATAGTAGGACGTCTAAATCCTGTGTTAGGATCAATAGGTTTTTTCAAATGCCATTCTCTAATAACATCATAGATATCATTCATTGACATAGCATTTCCGCTACCACCAAATAATCTTACTGAATACAATCTTGCATTCTTGGCCCAACCGTATGTCTTACCTGCGGCAATACCACAGCAATGACTTCCGTGTTGACCTGCTCTATTAATGCCTGTATAATTGTTTGTGTAATGACCTGATGGCATAGTTCCAGAAACACCTGATGCCGCATACCAATCTATTTGTTGAAATCTAGTAACACCATTGTAATCTTCCCATTCAGGATGTCCTGTTGGATCAACACCATCGTCTTGAATAACAATGTCAACACCAGTACCATCTAGTGTGTAATTGTAATCTCCTGAGAATCCTGAGTTTGACTGTGAGGCATAGTTTGTATATTCCTGTTGTATGTGTCTATATAATCCCCAGTTCACGCTGTCTTGACCATTTGTAGCTGACCTTTGAAACTCTGCTGTTTGTATTGCAAATAGTTCTGCTTTTTCATCTATGCTTGATGGTTCAACGTCAAGTATTCTTCCATCTGCTTTAAGTTTTTCTGCTTCTTCTGGTTCAAGCATATAACAAGTAATTCTATTGTTAGTTGCTTTTGCGTGTGAAACGTCAACAGTTCTTGTAGGGAATACATTTGAATCAACACCAGCATCACCTGATGTATCTCTTTGCAAGTCATAGTCTATCTCTGCTATGTCTATTCCTTTTTTTGTTATGACTCTAAATTCTTCCATTAGTTATTACCACTCATTTTAAATCCTGTTGGACCAGTTGTGTCTAAACCTTTTTTCTTACTAAATGTTTTGCTTTTGTATATGTTACCAAAGAATGCAATTCTATTTGATGTGGCATCTGGTGACATCAAGTTTCTAGTGTTGGCAAAAAATGTAGATGGAGTATTTTCATCTGTTGATCCTTGATATAATAATCCTTTTATACTGTTCTTGTGCCACCACTCACGTAGTTGTGCAGGAGTATAACCTGGATTAAGTTGTAATACCAAACAGCTCATTCCTGCTACATTAGGAGTACTCATTGATGTTCCACTTAGATTTAATATAGCTGAACTGCTTGTATTATGGGCACTTACTATATTTGTACCTGCGGCATATACATCTACTCTTGGTCCTTTATCACTTGATGTGTTACAGGCTTCTGAACTTGAATATAATGCACTATCTAAATTACCACATACAATAGTATTGGGACCTATGTTACCTGCACCTCTGTTGTAATATATAGGATTACCTGCTGATATCTGTCCTGAAGCTATACTTCTTGTGATATAGTTATTGTAATCAACATCTCCTGAATAACATAATTTTTGTCCTTGATTACCTGCACTTTTGTGATAGTGTACACCTTCGTCTTCCATTTCTTCTACTTCTGCCATTAGGTTATAAATTTGTGCATTAAATCTATTTGCACCATCACCAATCATTCCATACTGTGAACTTTTAACAGAACCTACACTTGATCCTCTAAAGTTGATATCTGTTAGGTTACTAAAATAGGACTTATATCCCCAACTTGCACTTACCACAGTTGGTCTCTTGAATCCAGTTAATGGATTCACAGTTTTTGCTTTGTGAAATTCTTTGATTGCATCAAACCAATAACTTGAATTTACAGTATTCATATCCAAACAAAATATGTTTGCGTTCTTGGCCCAACCATATGTTTTGCCCACAGCCGTTCCGGCACAGTGAGTTGCATGATAGCTTGAACCTACAGTACTTGTATAATCTAATGTTGCTATTGCAGAACAGTTAGGTAGTGTGTTCCATTGGAACTCTTGTAAACGACTGTTACCGTTTCGGTCTTGCCATTCTACATGATCGTATCTAAATTTTGTTTCTTGGTGTATGTAATCAATACCACTACCATCTAAATGATAATCGTGTGTTCCACCTATGTCACTTGATACAGAACTTCCCCATTCATTTGTTTCTGAGGAATGTCTTTTGAATCCCCAGTTGTCTCTTGAAGTAGATGTGCTGTTTCTAATGAACGTACCACTTTGCTCATAGTCTAACCAATCATCGTCCCAAACCAATGGTTCATTAACACCACCTACTCTATCATCTTTCAATAATGTTTGGGCTTCTTCATCTGTAAGAGCAACCTCTAACATACGTTTACTGATTGGTCTTGTGTTGACAGTATCAACTATTCTATCTGGAATGTCAGTTATAGATGTAGAAGTTGTCAATTCATTTAAGAACTGATCCTTGTCTACTCCCTTTTTTAATGAAACGACGTAATGTTTCTCTGACATAGTAACTCCTTAAACAATCGTTAAGTTACCTACCATGCCCCCGTGAATTGTACACTGGTATACCAATGACGTATCACTTGGTTCATGTGGTACTGTAAATATTTGTGTTCCTGTTGTTGATCCACTAACACCTTCAGTGAATGAACTTCCACCAGCACTTGTTCTAATTGCAAATGGATGTCCTGATCCTGTTGTGTTGTTGAAAATATATGTAGCACCTTTGTACAATGTTAAGTTTGGATTGTCAGCTGTACTTGTTACGCCAGGTCCTGAAAATCTATATGCACTCGAACCATTTGATGTAATTGTGTAATAGAACACTGGTCCTTGTGTTGCCGCCCAAGCACTACCATTGTAGTAAACCATGTCTCCAGCACTTGGAGAGTTAATTGAAATACCTGCTGATACTGTATCATTGACCCAAGCACTACCATTCCATTTTAAATATTGATTTGCTTGTATGGTTGAAATTGTAACGTCAGCTAAATCATCAAGATCCATGTTACCACGGTTGATTGTAATGTTGCCTTCTGTATCACTTGCAGTTGTAATGCCTGTGCCACCAATAATTTTAATTGATTCATCTCTGCTTACCAATTTCATTGATGAGTCATCAGCACCTATGCTGAAACTAAATTGCTGTGCCGTGCTTCTCCATGTGCTACCATTGTAGAATAACACATCACCACTGTTGCTGTCATAAATCATGTCACCAGCTTGTCCTGTTAAGGCATTAAGAGCATCTTGATCATATGCACCCAATCTCAATGGTGTTTTTTGTAATACCACAGCATTCGCGGCATCAAATATAATGTTACTTGCACTTGTAAATGTTGGTACACCAGTACCTGAAGTTTGTAAAGTATCTGCTGTTACAGTTGTTGCAGTAATTGTTGTTGCGGCAATGTTTACACCTGTTAATGTGTCTGTTGTTTTGTTGTAAACAAGACCTGCATCTCCACCAAATGAACCTGCATCATTAAACTGTACCTGTGTATCAGAACCACCTGGGTTACCTGCTCCACCGCCACCTGACGATGCAAATGTAATTGTATCTGTACTTGCATCTGTAGTAATAGTCATATTAGAACCAGCAACAAATGTTAAAGTATCTGTTGTTGAATCTGCTACAACGTTTGTCTGTCCTGCTACTGCGATTGTGCTGAATAAGTTTTGTGATCCACCGCCACCGCCTGTTTGATCAACCCAAGATAGTGTTCCTGATCCGTCTGTTCTTAAAACTTGATCAACATTACCATCACCATCTGGTAAAATGAATGTTGTGTTTGCTGTTAAACTTGCTGGTGCTCTAAAGGCTGTGTAATTTGCGTTAGCACCGTCATAAAATCTTATTTGTGTTGCACTTGGTAATTTAACGTTGCTTGAAATAGTAACTTCGTTTGTGCTGTTTGCAATAGCACCACTTACATTTACGTTGGTTGCGTTTACAGTTGTTGGAGTAATAGTTGCAACAGTCAAAACGTTAGTGTTTGGATTGTAAAGTATTCCTGCATCTGTTCTTAGTGCTTGACCATTTGCCGCAGTTGCTCCAACGAAAGTTAAGTATTGATTTGCCGCACCCGAATCTGCAACAGTTGTGACAGTTGCCGCATCTACGTTGTTTAATGGGCGTGGTCTCCATTCGTTGTTTGCACCGTTCCAACTTAATGCGTAATCATTTTGTGGAGCAACAGTTGTAACATTTACATCTGTAAGGTCACCTAATTCTGAAATTGAACTTGATACAGTTCCTGGTTCCCATCTGCTGAGTGCATTGTTCCAAATTATTGCTTGTCCGTTTGACGCACCACTTGTTACAACATCAGTCAAGTCATCTAGTGCCACACTTGCATTGATTGTTAAGTCACCTTCTGCGTTGCTTTGTGTTGTTATTCCAGTACCACCACTAAACTTGATAGATTCACCTCTAGTAATAGTTCTGATTGTGCTATCATCTGCCGCTATCTGTACATTAGAAATTGTGTCAGCTTCGTTGGCCATTGGCACCCAAGCACCTGCATGAGCAAAGTATGCCTTACCAGTTGAATGCACATGAGCAAACATACCGTGATATGTTACTGGGCTTACTGCATTTAAAGCCTCTTCATTTGCAAACACATTGGCAAAATAAATTTTTCCTGTTGTGATAATATCTCTTGTAGTTGAGTTACCTCTGGATAAAACTGTATCAATAGTATCTGCTTCAGTTACAGTAGATCTGTATTTGAAAGAACCCGTTGTGTTATCCCAATATAAAACTTTTCCGTCATCACCTGCTGTTGGTGTTGTTACGTTGTTTAATGATTGTAATGTTGACGCTTGTATACGTGCATCTGTTCTTGCAACACTGAAAAATAAATTAGTTGTACCTTCATTGATTTGATCTGTTGTAGTTCCTGCTGATAGATATCCTACGTCATTTGCAAATGAACTTAATGCACTTGGAACAGTTGGTATAATTGGCTTGTTTGTCAAGTCATTGTAATCACCACTGAACGGATTGTTAAATGATACGTTGTTGATTCTTACATCAGTTGCGTTAATAGTACCTGCATTGGTAATACCAGCACCACTGAGATCTAAATTATCACCAACTGGTAATTCTTTTATCTTCTTGTCTGACGTATCTACTATTAGTGGTATTCTATTTGCCATTGTTGTTCCTTACTAACATATTTATAGTGCCGCTATCCTTGTTTTGAAGTCAGCAAAATCTGTACTTGCCGCTACCTCTGTTTTTAAACTTGCTATTGAAACGTATCCTGGTATGTTACCATTTACACCGTCAACTAACAAGGTTGAATTATCTGCAAACACTGATCCTGTTAAATTACCTACAAGTGTGTTTGCTGTAACTGTGCTTGATGCATGATTAACAATTACAGTTGAATCACTACCAATTACATCTCCAATAATACTTTGTTGTATAGTAGCACCACCCTGGTTCGAAACACCTACCTGACCTTCCACAACAATTAATCTTGTGTATAAGTCTGTGAAGTTGTTCTCTGCTTTACTAAAGGCGGTTCTTATCGGATCACCGTCACCTTTGTTTGCACTTGAACCTATGTTTATATTTTGTTGTGCCATTATACTCTACCCACCACCATTTCAATTACGCCATGTCCAGGTTCTAAATGATCTTCTAATGCTTTACCAATCACTGTTCCCATCTGTGGATCAATTCCTTTAGCGGCTAATCCTGGTACACTTGAAGTTACCAACATATCACCTTTGTGAATTATTCCTGCTACCTTAACTTTTGTTCTTCCTTGTAATGCTACTGCAACAACGTGTTCACCTTCACAAGTACTGTTCATCAAGTAAGCTGGATTCTCTGATACAACTCCTGCCACTCTTGAATCCTTGTGCATTGTGTTTTGTGTTACTTCCTTGTCGCCACCAAATATTAATACTGTTCCTGGCTCATATTCTGCATCACTTACGTAGTTCTCTGCCAAGTCAGCATAACGAGCCTGTGTAGCCGTTCCGCTAAACACACCTGCGTAAATTGTGTTGTAACGTTTGGTTGCAGAACCAATCATGTAAGTGTTATCAACAGCTGGTTCAACTCCTGTTGAAGTTGCTTTTAATACTGTGTTACCGTCAGCTATAAGTGAAATTTCACCTGCCGCACTATAACCTGTGTTTGCACCAATACCAATACCTGTTGAATTTGCATCAAGCTCTCCTGGTGCTTCAATGAATGAACTGTGTATCCAATCAACTGCTAATCTTGATTCTCCTGCAAGTGCAGAGTTTGTTTGGAATGAACCTTGTGTTACTCCTGTGTTACCAATGTTAACACTTCCTGGTATTTCTACCGTTGGTGTTACAGTACCTGATGATGTCATAAATTGTGCACCACCTGGTGTTGTAAATTGTACTTCAGTTCCTGCTGTGTCTATGATTAAGTAACTGTCAACTTTTAATCCTTGCATTGATGCATTACCACTGGAGTCTGTTTTAACAAGTGCGTTTGCGGCACCAGTTGTAGAAACAGTTTCCTGTACACCACCACCTGCTTGGACAATAGTTGAGAATGGAACTTCTGTTACATCACCTGTTGTTGAATCTTGTACAGATCTTCCAAGTACTGTTTGGTCAGCTATGTTAATTAATTTTCTATAATCTAATGCACCATTCTCAATACTTACAAATCCGTTTGTTGTATTGAATATTGCACTATCGAAACTTGCACTACCTAAATCATTCTGCGTAATGCCTGTTGCGTTTGCTCTTGTGGTTGCCGCATTTAAATTTAATTTACTTTGTGCAATAGCGGCATTTGATTTAACATCAGCATTGATGATACTGTCTGGAGCAATCTGTAAATCAACAGTTGTACCTGTTCCTGTTCTTTCAGTTACAATGTTTACATCTGAAGTTTC